CTGCGTCTTTTACACCTAAAACATACAATGTATCAGCGAACGGCTTCTTGACCTTTTGATATATTTCTTTAGTCAATGTGCCTGCTTGAACCATACCTGTAGTTGTAGTGTATAAATCAGTTTGACATTTTTGAATGATTTGTAATCTGCCCAATGCATTTTCTTCACTCATCATACCCAAACTTAGTTCCATACGTATTTGTTTTCTATCACAGAAGTTCATATCATCCCAAGATTGGTAATCTAAGTAGACAGGTAGTTTGTCTGGGTGAAATTGTTGTGCTAACTTCTTAACACCATAATCATCACCATACTGAATTAATGTTCTCCATACTAACCATAATGCTTCTTTAAGACCCTCAGCACTGTTACGAACTGTATTGTCTTGTATGATTTGGTTAGGACTTAATGCTAGTTGTAGTTTGATGCCACTGTTGCCAGGTGCCATAACTTCTGGATTGAATACATCACTAGGTGTAGTCATACCAACCATTGCCATTGTGTCTTGTTGAATACGATTCATCGCAACTTCCAAGAATTGTAAGTTTCCGCTTGGAGGAGGCAATTGGTAAATATCTTTTGCTGGGTCAAACTTGCTGTCTAAGATAAAGATAGCGGCTTCGCCATCTTGTAACATCTCAAAATCTAATCTGTCTGGCTTAACACCAATACGAGGAGTTGCTGTTAATAGTCCTAATTGTATTTCAGCACGTGCGGCTGAAGTGTTGTATTCTTGCATAGGTATGACTGATTCAGCGACACTCATACCATAGAAGTTGCCTGGTAGTGGCTTAGGACACATATTAGCAACAGGAATAAACTCTACTTCCCTCGCACTGATAATATAACTACCTGAATAGATAAGTTCAATAAGTTCTAACTCACCATCACCATCAATGTCGTATCTGTTCCAAACTGTAACGATTGATATTTGACGACTATCTGGATCAGCACTTGCGGCACTAGAAACAGGGATACCCATAACTGGGACACTATCACGTGCGTGAATAGCAAGATTGTTTAATACACTACCTGCTTGGTATGCACCATTCATATTGTATTCTGCGTGAGTTCTAAACTCTTCCAAGTTGATGCCTGGATATAACTCCATTGCTTCTTGTATAGTCATTGGATCGTAGTAACCACAGAATGGTTGATCCTTCATCTCAGGAACTGTAGGATCACAAATCCAGTAGTGTTGAGCGATTGGATGAAATCTAACATTGATGTTGTAACCAGTTAGTTTGTACTTGGCTGAATAGATAGTATTGCGATTGATAGCACTATTAAGTATTTCTTCTTGGCTTTCAATAGATCCAGCTTGTATCTCTTGCTGTTCCATTGCCATCATTTCTGGATCCATATCTTCTGGCATTTGCATCATACTATTCATACGACTTTCTACCATAGTTTGTGCCAACTCACTTTGTTGTTCGCCAAGTAGTTGCTGAACCTCAGCAATAACTTTATCCATTTCAACATTAACTTTACGTTTAGTTTGACGTAATGCGGTTAAGCCAGATTCGGCTGCTTGTTGTTCAAATGCTCTTAGCTGGTCATTTGTGCCTTGTGTTTCTACATAACGAGTGATAGGCTCACGTATGGGCTTAATCATCATCATACCATTCTTGTGCATCATCGCATCCATAATCCAACGCTCTAATATGAAGTGTGGATCATTCATTTGATTAACAACTTTATGTACCATATCAGTTGCTTGTCTTGCGGCTATTTCATCTTCTTCTGTATCTGCTACAAACTCAAAGTTGATTTCGCCATTTGGCATTAGACCCTTAGCGACTACTGCTGTTGCGTAATCTACTACGGGTTTTACGGATGGGTGAATGTAGTCAATGCCATTCACTGGGGCTGTTGAATCCGTTACAGCAAGACATAGATAGTGATAATCACTGGCACGGTTGACTGCGTTTTTGGTGCCTAAATAGCGCAAGTAACTTGCCATTTTAACATCCATCTGGTTCTTCATACGAACGAAACGTGCGTTCATTGTTCTGTTTTGATTGATGTTATCAACTGGGATATTTTTGATATCTAACATAATGGGGGTTTTACCTTTAGTATAGACTATTTAGTCAAAGGCTATTCCTCTGTGTCATTAAGACTTTCTTTCTTCAATGTTGTAGAACCAATCATCTCCTGCGGTCCATTTGCGTGTGCCATCTACAGTCCATAGATGTTGAGCCGCTTGAAAATCAGGAAACTTAGTTTCACTAGGAATTAAACTTTGATCGTACCACAAGCAACGATTGTTAGGCTGACAAGCGAACTGACCATTTTCTAACTTAATAAAATTAAACGATTTGTGTTCCTCAGCAACTTCTGTAAAGCCAGTATCTACATCCATACCTTCTGCACAAAAATCTACTGTAAACAAATAGTTACCATAGTGCCATTCTTTGTCTTTGCCTAAAAACTTTACACCTAAGTTGCGTAATCCTATTTTCTCAATAATAGTAAAACGATAGCCCATACAGTCCCATAGTTGCAACATATCAATAGGTAATGTTCCTGTGTGGTCTTTTTTCCACACATAAGCGTGTATAGGTAGTTTATCATACAGTGCCCCGTAATTGGGCAATAAACTCTCAATGCGAAACACTTGCCCACGTAATGCTTTTAGACTGATCCATATTGCAGGTTCTAGTTCTCCGTGTCCTTTTTGAAAGTTATATAAAAACTCACGCTTTACAAAGCATTTGATTGGTGGTAATGCTGATACTATGTAACTCAATGGTAATCTCCCGGCAAGATGATTTTAGGTCTGTTCATTTCATCTACTGTATCTTTGAGATTACAGGCCTGACATTCTAACTCTGTTGAGTCCTCATCTTCCATTTCATAGATAGTATGCGGAACTTCTGCTATCATCATCATCTTCTCAAACATCTTTGCGTGTTCTTCACACATTATTGTAGGAAGATTATTTCCTACAGTTGCTAAAAACTTACTATTCATTATTTTTCCTCAAATAGGTTATTGTAGGTAGTCTTGGGCTTACACTCTTGCTCCCAATGACTAATGCGTTTAGTTGCTATCTCAACATAGTTAGGGTCAAGTTCTATGCCAGTATAGTCAAAGCCAAGTTCTACTGCCGCACATCCTGTACTTCCACTGCCATTAAACGGATCTAATATATGACCATTAGGTGGTGTGACCAACTTGATAAGATATTTCATTAGTTCTATTGGCTTTACTGTTGGGTGATTGTTGCCTGTTATAGTTGCGGTTCGTTTTTCTACAAATGCCTTTTTAGTAGGATCACATTTAGAATGGTCATTTGTTCCATTAAATGTTTTATTACAATCTAAACACATTGGGGTTTTACCCATAACATCAATGCCGTATGTTTCCAGTTTAACACGATTATCAAATCCTTCTGCCATTCGTTTGCCATCAGGTCCATAACAGCCCTTCACATCTCCAAACATTGCTGGTGGTTTATCGTGTCCAATATGTCGTTCTTTACTACTAACCTTAGGACAATAGAAGAAACGACTTGCGCCACCTAATCCATCAAATACACCATTGTCTTCACCTTCGTGTTTTTCTTTTACTAAACTATGACCAGATCCAGTTGTAGATGATTTAGTTCTTTTACCACTGAATAGATTACCAACCTTAGGTGCTTGCTCATCTAATATTTTTCCTGCTTCATCATCCATAATAACATTTGCTGGAAAACGACCATCTGGTTTAGGCGAATAGAAAAATCTGGCTGCTGAACCTTCATCTGCTTGTGCGTCTGTAAATGGCTGAACATTGTATTTGCCACTAATAGCATCATTACCAAATACTGCTCGTTGTTCGCCAGTATCTAATCCTTTTAGTTTATGTGTTGATTTTCTTGCACCACTTGTAGAATGTGGGAATAGTCTTGTGACTTCATCACTACCATCGTGTATAACATTTGCTGGGAAGCGACCTAACTCACTTGGTGTATATAAGTTGCCATCGTATTTGTTAGGTTCTGTTTCACCAAACACCATACGATTAAATCCATTACTACCTCCGACAATATGGTCATCTGTTTCTGTAGCAACTCTACAAGCATCAATATTGATTGCGCCGGTGCCATATTCTTGTACATTATCCATTACTGTATTTTTTATAGGCTTTCGTGCCATAACGATTGGTTCGTGTGCTGGTTTTAGTTGTGTGCCCCAACCATCCCATTGACGAGCACTATTACTTTTAGGTATTGTAATATCTACTGTTTGTGTTTCACTTGCACCTATCGTATGTCTATCTTCATCACTAAAACATCCTGATTTTTTAGTTCCAATAACATCTCGTTCTACGCTTGTAAATAGGTAATCATATGTATTATCACAACCAACTACTTGTTTTATTTTTTGCCATTTTTCATTTAGCGGTAGATTTTGTGCCCATCCTTTATGTTTCCCTTCTGTTGCGAGGTATCCAGTCGCATTGAATCCACATTCACTATTGATTTGTGTATGTGTTTTACCACTATTATTATAAAGATTTTTTAGTATTTCTTTTGCTTGTAATAAAGATGTTTTACTATCTGCTTTACCTGCTCTACGATCCATTGCTTTTCCAACATCTTGTGATTTAGGAAAACCACTACCATAGATCCACATAATCTGGTCACGTATCTCAAAGCCTGCAAACTGTGCTGCCATTGCCATATGGTGATATGTTCTTGCCGCACTAAACGCAAGTAGATGACCACCTGGCTTTAATACCCTAATACATTCACTGAATACTTCACTCATCCATTTCTGAAACTCTAAGTCATCTGCTAAACTTGTATGTTTCATACCTGATGGTAAGTTATGTAGTGCTGTTAGTTTTGATGTAGTTTCTGTTGCTTTTTTACTATCCCAGTCTTTACCTAAGAATGAGATACCATATGGTGGATCTGTGACCACACAGTCAAAACTATTGTCTGGGTATTGTTTTAATACCTCTGTGTTATTTCCGTTTATAATATTCCAAGTCATTTCTATTCCTTTTAGTTTGCTGAATATGCTTTCTTCCAAGCAGGTTTATTGCTGTCATCATATTTAACGTACCTATCTCTCTGCGCGGCCATTCTTTGCGCAGGCGATCTGTTATCCCACGGTTCAGCGATACCATTGAGACAAGCAAGTATAGCATAACGGCAACTATCAATACAGTCGTCTGGGTCACTAAATCTACCCTGCACATCTACATAATAGTTTTGTGCTTCACTTAAAAAGTTTGTACAGTTTTCATTAATCATTAAACTGCCCACTTCTAACATTTGTCGCATTTGATTGATACCATAACTCTTGTGATTAGTAGTGCGACCTTCACTATCTGGTGGATTCATAATCGCTTTCTCATACACGTTTAGTTCATAACTCTCAAATAGTTCACGTATTGATGCCGCACTCATAGTGTATCTGCCACTAGTGTTTGCGTCAGCAGGTAAAACAATAGGAGTACCAAACACTTCAGGACGAAGGAGATGATTGATATACTGAGTGGGGACTGCTTCTTCAATACCCTGCACAATAATCTGTTTATGTAAATAAGCGGTTCGCTCATATGGTTCCCAATACATTAGTGATATAACTGTTTTATCATTGACTAAGCCTAAGTCAAGTGCTATAACTCTATGTATGTTAGGCAATCGTGTAAAATCAATTTCACCCGTCTTATATGTAGGCCAGTTGTTGATTTGGAATACAGCGCCTTTACCCATAACAGGCTTACCTGCCATACGTGCTTCACGTTCGTGTGGTAAGTAATCTCGTTCCAATTGTCTGCGAGTTTCTTTTAATAAGAATGGATGACCCCAAGGATCGTATTCTGGCACATCTTCCCAAGCAACACGAATATAGTTGTATCCTTCTTCTTTGTTCCAGAACTTACTAACCAATCCATTCAATCCTTTTAGTGGTGTAAAGGAACAAAGGACCTTACCTTGTGTAGTTGCTGTACGAGTTACAATCTCACTGAAGAAATCGTCTGGTGGTTGCTCGTCAAATACGGCTAAGTTAAGTTTGAAACCCTGTAGTTGTCTAACTTCTTGCGTATAATTGGCAAATAACAAATAACTATTACCACCAGACTTATGCTTAATTTCACACCCAATATTATTGGCGCCGTCATTACGCATTGTACTAGTAATAATACACTCACGTGGTATAGCACCAGATCCAAGATTTTCAGTGATTTTGACATCCTGTGTTCCTAACAATTCATTTTGTAATACAAGAGCAACTTGGCTCCAACCCTCACCAGCAACCATTGCTGTGATAGGTCCTTCATAACGAAAGCCTTCCCACCATTCAGGATATAATCCAGTGAGATGCATTGCTGTCTCAAAACAAGTAGATACTGTTTTACCAATACGATTGGCTGCAAGAATACCTCTACGTTCGTGTATGCCAGTTTTAAAAAACTCAAGTTGATGCTTGAATGGTCTAAAATACTTTAGTTGGTTGTATTTCATATCATCAGCAATACTAATACTGAGATCCATTAAAGAGTTTTTTAATGGTCCCGGTATTGTTTTGAGACTGTCAATAGTGAGATTATTTTTATCCACACTATATCGCAATGCCCTCGCCATTAGAACATCTTCGCCTAGCATTACTCTGCCTTCAAACTTTTATGTACAAAGTATATTGCTTCAAGTGCTTTGCTTAAATCTTTAAGTTCTTCT